TTCAAACTCAAACAAAACGTGGCCGTAGGTGATCTCGTATCTCTCGTGCTTCGTCGTGGCAAATTGCAGGTTTGCCTTCAGTCGCGCTTCTGGAGATCGACTATTGCGGATTTCATCAAATCTACGAGCGAGATCAGCTCCTGTAATCTCTGTTGCAAATTGGGCCTCTTCTCCGTCGACGGCTCCATCAGCATTATCATGCACACTCTGTCGAGCCTCTTGCAAATCTTTTCGAGCCTGTCGGTAGATTTCGTGTCTAGGTCCGTATTCATTTTTCTTTCTCCCCAATGTCAGGCCCAGCTCATGCTTAATCCGGTGGACTGTTGACGTTGCAATTTTCAGCTTGTCGGCGATTTCCTTTTGCGACAGGCCCTGCTCGGCCAAGATCGCTACATGTTTGCGATTATATGCTGCCACGGGGGTCATTCGTCGTCCTCCATGGCTAGAATGGTTCCGTGACCGGCGCAGTTGGCGCACTCGATGTTATAACTTTCGTAATCACCGAACGGATTTGCGTGACTGGCCGGCAGAAACCGGTCGTGCTCAACGGTGCCCTCGCCGTCACATTCTGGGCATTCAATTCGTCTCGTCATCGTCGTCTCCCTTCATTGCTAATTCCCCGGCGCAGGCGGCGTAGCCTGCCATATCCACGAAATTATCGATGTGTTTTTTGTTTAACTTTGCGCGCGCCAGCTTCACCATGACCATCATTAAACCGACGTCAACGGCGTCAACGAGATCGCTCCCGAGGTGAATATTCCAATATGCGGCAATCGTGGAGAAGTTGTCCTCCACGTCGCCGTGGTCGGCTGCGCGGTCTCGAGTGACATAGTCTGTGGCGGTAGCCAAAATAGACGCCTTAGTGTGTTTCGGCATCAGAGTGCCTCCCAGTGTGTTGGACGCGCCTGTGGGCGGTCTGTGTGGCTCTCAGAGGCTTCTGGGAGCGTGCACGCGACCAGCAGGGCGCACAGCGCCAGCGTCGTCACGAGGATGACGTAATCTTGCTTGGTTATGGTCATTTTAACAGCTCTCTTACATCGTCACACCACACGGTCTGCGTGGACCTCGCTTGCCCGCCTGACTTGTATATTTTAGCGCACGACATTTGGTCCAGAGTAAACATATTATTGAGGACTGTACTGGCCTCGCTGTTAGTTACTCCAGCAATATCGGCCAGCTCCGTCGCGATAAAAGGTTTGCCATCCATTAGGGGGACGGCGTCCCTGACGATTTGCGAAACTGTTTTTTTGGACCGCCTCGGCCGAACTCCGACCTTCTCGACTTCGTCAAACAAATACTTGAGCGGTTCAAACTCGGTTGTCTCTTCCGGCTTATCTTGCGCGATATAAGTCACGAACCACGGGGTGCGTCCACGCGGGTCGCGGTCGTTCTCAACCATCGCCGCTTGGAACATGTCCCCGACTCTGACGTCGCCCATCTGGATTAGTATCGAGTTGGGGATGTACGCCTGTTTGAAGTCGTCCTGTGTAATGGCGAACGCGTAGTTTTCGCCGGTGAATGTGATTTGTATTTCCTTGGTCATGTTGATCTCTCCAATCTTGATTGTTAGGCACTTCTCTAAAGGGGTAACGACTTCACGAAGTAATTACCCCTTTACGGAGGTGTCTTCGGGGAGCCGAAGCTCCCCGGTTGATTAGGCAGCTCCAAAGTAATCTTTGCGTGCCGCATTGATTTTTTCTTCTGGTGTTGCGCCAGCCTTCATGCGTTTTGTGTTGGTGATCTGGAACACCTCGCCAAACTCTACAAGGTCGGATGTGTCAGCGATAAAGAAAGCGCCGTTTGTCTTAAACTCAACAACCGCTGTTTCGCCGTCTGCGTCCAACACGCAAAGGATTGTGATGTCTTCGGCTGCGATTGTGGATGTGTTCAACAGTGTCATATCCGTATTCCTTTGTGTGTGTCTCTCTATATAAGTTAGCTTAATGTTAACAACAGCAGACTACAAGCACTAAATGTTCACATGGGCGAAAAAATGTTGTAAGCTCCCCGCTGACACATATGGAGGGTCCACAAATGTTAGACGACGACACCAAAGAACTCGTGCGCAATCTCAACAGTCCGCACCGGGTCGTGAACACCATGGCGCTGTTCAAATTCTGCGAGCGGGCGGCCACGATCATCCAAGATCAGGCGGCGGCGCTGCATCAGGCTGCCGCCGACACGCTAAAGGCGCAGCCCGCGAAGACTGCGCCCAAAAAAGATGCCAAGAAGTAGCGGTTACCTCTGGGGGATGTTGAGCAGCCCGCCCGTTTGGCGTGCCCCAGACCGCAGCGTGTCGAGCAGCATCTGACTTGATGCGCTGTTCTGCGTTGGCATTAGTAGGTTTTGAGCTGGCCTAGACCTGAGCGCGGCTCGCCCCGCATATGGGGCTAAAGCCCCGCCAAGTCCGCCGATCAACATGGCCTCAACGGGGTCCATGCCCAGTTGCGTTGCGGCATACAAGCCACCGCCGCTTCCAAGTATGCCTCCCCCCACCACTTGACGAATTCCGCCAGCCGGCGCCGCAGGCATCGAGCTTACCACTTCAGCCGCTGCCCGGCTCAATTTTTGCAGGTCAGAACCTGTGTTGAGTGTGTATGCAGTATCGCCCTCTCTAAATTTTACCGCACTTGCAAGTGCGGCTGGAGACACATAGCCACCCGCACTGTCTGAGCCCGCCCCTTTAAGGGCGCGCATTGTCGTTAAGTAACTTCTGTATTGATTTCTGGCCGTCATAAGCTCTGGCACCAGCTTAGGTTGCGTCCGGCTGATGCTTTCAATCATAAAATCGTCCACTACCCCGTTCATCTCCCTCGCGCTTTCCCTTATTAAGGGGTCATCGCTATTCATTATTCTTCGCAATTTATAACGAATATTTTGCAGCTTTTTACCGGATATTTTTGTTGCGCTTCCCGCAGCGTTTAATATTTCGTCGCTTATCTCTACTAGAAACGGCGGGATGTCTCCCGTCGCAGAAGTGCCCATGTGCTCTTCTATGATGCGACTTGCCTTTACGGCCGTCTCCATAGTCGGGACGTCGTCCACAATGTTTTCAACATTGTCGAACACTTTGCCGAGCCTGTCCCTGACTTCGGTCATTGCGTCGTCGGTTGCTAGCGTTCTGTCGGACCCCATTGTCTTCATAACCGCAGTGGTCAGCGTGCGTTTAGTTTCGATTGGCGGCTCCATTGCGCCTTCCAATGCCATGAGGCGTGGAGAGCCTGTTTTGAGGCCGGTGGTCATGGACACGTTTGCGTCATCAAGGGCTTTAACGGACCTATCTCGCGCCGTTCCCGGCTGTGTCAGGCGTGCCTCTGGCCCGAGCACCGCACGCTGCGTGCCCTGACGCAGTGCGCTGGTCGCGAATGGCGTGCCGAGTGCGGCAGCCAGTCTGGCTATGCCCTCATATTCTGTGCCTTCAGTCATCTGTCCGGCAGTCTCGCTGGCCACCGCAGGTAGCACTGAAGACGCGGCGCTGCGAAGTGGGCCTCCGATTGGGATTGCCAAAGCCCCACCGAGGAACTCTCCGATTGTTTTGCCGTATTCTCCGGGCTTGCCCTGCGGCTCATATTCAGTGAACCCGCCAGTCGCCTCTGATACCGCTGGAAGTATTTTCGGGGACAAATCCATCTCTGGTGGCTTTGCCGCTCCCATGTCACCAAACAGCATGCGTGACAGCATGGCCGGCCCCTCTTGGACCAGTGTCGCGCCCTGACCTAGAAGGTCATAAGCGCTTGCCGCGCCAGTCAACAAGCCAGACCCGGTGGCCTTTGTGACGTCTTCCGTGGTGGACGGAAGGCCGTCTTTATACATCTGGATCAGGCGGTCACGGTCTGCGTCGCCCTGCTCTGTGCCGAGTGCGTCTTGCTCTTGAGCCTTGGCTAATATCTTGGCTAGTTGCTCTTGCGTCATTATAAGCCCATCCTGATCTTAAACTCTTCTGCGGGTTCGTTGGGCCTAATCGTAATTTGTAGTGGCGGAGCTGTACTCAGCCACTCTGGCTCGCCGCCAAATATTCTGGTTAAGCCATCAAGCCCTCTCTTCCCCATGGGGTTGCCGGCCGCCGCTTGCTCTTTGGCGTCTCTAAACGCGTCTGCGATCAGAGATTGGTACTTGTCTTGTATTCTCAGCAAAGACGCTTTTGACGCTTTTGCCCCCAATCCAAGGTCTAGGTTGGTTAACTGAGTTTCAAGTGCTTCAAATTCCTTTGTGTTAAGCGCTCCCATTGTTGCTCCCGTTGCCTTCAAGGCTTTAAGAGCTTCAAGGGCTAGGTTTGAGTTAAGGGTTTTTTGCAGTGCCGCCGCTTGGCCCGCGGTGGTGAACTTAATGCCGCCTAGTAGGCTTGACATGATGCCGGTAGTCATAAACGGGTCGTCACTTATCATATCTAGTAATGTTTGTACGTCTTCAAGCTGTGTAGACGCTTGAGAGACCCCGCCTTCTGCGGCGGCCTGCGCCATCGCTTGATCTTGAAGCCCTTTAATCTTCAACGCCAGACCGGGCGCCATGCTCGGGTACATCACGGCCATGTCAGACAGCCGCGCGATTTGCGATTGAATGTCTCCGCCGGCGCCCCCAGCGCCCAACATGCCCTGAAGCGCCGCCTGCTGTGCCTGCGCCGCCTTCGCCTTGCGGCCCATGTCCATCTGATCGTTGATGGCCTTGAGCGTGCTGCTAAAGCTGTTGCTCTCCTTGCCCTGCAATGCGAAGCCGGCGTCCTTGACGGCCCCGAATGCCAGCATCATGCGCTGCTGCCGGTTTAGATTGGCAAACTGGTCTCCTGCCTCCTTCGGCCCGAAGAGCGTGTCGCCCATAGAGCTTAGGAAGCCGCTGTCGGGCGTATCGACTGCCGGTATTGTCGTCTGCACTATAGGCGCGGCTGTCGTCTGGGCTGGAGCAAATTCTGCCGCCTGCTGCGTTGCAATCGCCGCCGGTGCGGCAGCCACAGGGACTGGAAACGCGTCGGGCTCAACGTCTTCTTGGACGCCGAGCGCCGCCATCTCTGCGTCAGTAGCAATCTCGCCCGGTATGGCGCTAATGCCAAGTTGCGCAATGTCTTGTTCTGTTAGTGCGTATGCCATGTCAGTCAGCCCCTACTTGTAGCCTAAGCTCTTGCGTTTTGCGTCCATGAATGGGCGGATGATTGCCTTGAGAAACGGCAGACGCTTGACCACCGCAGCGGCGCGCTCGCCATACTTCATATATGCGTTGCGGAACCAGTCTGGCGACTTGGTAAACATCCACTCGCGGAACTCTGTCCACTTCGGATCGTGCACGCCGTAGACCTCGCGGGCTACCCAGCACATTGCGCCAAGGCCCTGCCCAAACGACCCGAGAGCCGCCAGAGTGTTGCCAGCGCCGCTGCTGCTTTTCGTGCCCATTGACGTGCCGGACACGTTCGTAGTGCCGAAGCCCGCCGGGATCGAAGCCGCGCCGCCTTGCAGGGCGGTAAGCTGTGTCAGCGGGTACTGCATGGCCATCAAGTATTCTTCGTAGGCCGCGTCCAGCGCCGCCTGATCCATGCCGCGACCCACCGAGCCTGCGGTGAGCTGCGAGCCGAGGCCCGCCATCTGCGTCTGTAACGCGGAACCGGCGTTGCCAGCCATTGAGCCGGCCGCCTGCATGCGGAGCTGATCTTCTGCGGCTGCGCGGCCGGTGCCGTACTGTAAGCCCTGTTGCTGCAAGCCAGCTAAAGTCTGGCCCATCCGCGCGTCGTATTCGCCGGCACGCTCGCCTTGGAAGACGTCGCGGCGGCTGTTGCCGAATGCGTTGGCTCCGGTGATTTGGCCCTGTTCGCCGACGATGTCTTTTCCGCGCTGTCGCTCCATGGCGGCCAGTGTCGGGTCGATTACGCCGGACGTGAATTGGTTTTGGTACTGCGCAATTTGCGCCGCCTGATCCTGCGGCGTGCGGCCTGCGAGGCCAGAGTAGACGTCGCCTGCGGCAGCGTACTGGTCCGCGCCCATGTCGAGCCCGCCGTATCCGGTCATCGCCTGCCGCTCGAGTTCGCTCATATCGGCCACACGTTGGCCGGAATACGGGTCATATTCGGCGCCGCCAATCGCGGTCGCCTTGGGTAGCACTACGTTGCGAATATAATCCTCTTGGAATTTTGGCATCGACGCCTCAGTAGTGTTGTCGATGTACTCGGTTGTCTTGGTTGTGCTGCCCATCTTATAGCTCCATTTCGTAGTGGACAAATTTGCGCTCAAAGTCGCCACATTGTCCCAAAAATTTGTCAAATCCGGGGCGGCCGTCCGCCTCGATGCCGTCTAGCTCCGCCTTGCGCGCTAAGTCCACAAACGCCTCCATAGCCGCCGACATCCACTCTCTAATTCGAGTGCCGCCGAGATGCTCGATATATAAAGTCGCGCGTAGTGGATGCTGCATGACTGCCGTAAGGATCGCAGCCACGATCTCACCGTCAATATGGACGAGCCATACCACCGATCTCCGCTCTCGAATGTTCGCCAAAACGCGCTCCAAAGGAACATTTCTGCCATCTCTCTCTATGCTCTCGGCCAGAAGTGGGATGCCCACCTCGATGCCGTAGTCTATGTCCTCGGCGACGGCTGGCGTCACCTCGACTATTTGTTCTTCGTGCAATCTTATCACGTTGCCCATTTTAAGTGAACCCTACCCATGTAACCTCGTAATTGATATCGTCGTAGCCGGAGCTGCCGGCGCAAATGCGGTGGCCGCAGACGCGTCTAGGAAGCCGCTGGTGCTGTCCACGGCCCACATGGCCTCGAGATAGTCTCCGGCGGTTAAGTTTAATATGGCCGACCGG